GAGATACTTCTTAAATATAATATACAATGTTCAAATTCCCCACAAGTTGTCAGACAATTTAAAATAACAATATAAAGAGCGTTTATAAATTAAAACATATATTGTTAACAATTTATTTACAATTATGACACAATATGTTAATAGTAATACAGTATTATATAATCATAAAGATAAAGAAAACATCAAGGAAAGCCTTGAAGAAAGAAGGAATTATGAGAATCAATAGTTACAATAAGTTTTTTGCAAAAGTAGCAAAGATTATGAATACATCTGTAAAGTCTGTAAAGCCAATTGACGGTAGATATAAGGTTGAATTAGCAAATCACGTATATTTAAATGTGTATAGAGGTGTTGGTGGAAGTCTGTTTATACATGACCATAGAGAGATAGCGCATATTACAAGCTGTTACGATTTTGAAGATTTTAAAACAATGAAAGACTTATATGAAAGACTTGTATCAGACTATAGTGAATCAGCCAAAAAAGAAGGTATGGAAGTGAGGCAAGAATCGAATAGCCGTTTAGGAATTGAAAAAACGTCTTTACCATGTTTAACGTGTAAACATTTCTGTGTTAGATTTGATAATGAGCGAATTAAAATGACACATTGCGTTAGAAAGAATACCGAAAATTATTTAAAAGCGGCAAAAAATCCAAATTGGCATCATGTTTCATTAAGAACGCTTGCTAACATTGACAATGATATGTTAGATGAAAAAAGACAATTTTATATGTATGTTTATCATTTACTAAAAGATTTTAGAAAATACGCTTTTGAAATAAGTAGAAGGGAAGTTTATTTTGATTTAGTAAGAAATGTAATTAAAGATATTCAACAAGGATATTTTAATAATAAAATTTCCATTAAAGCTTATAATTATGCTTGTCGCCATATTGAATCTGTTAGTGTTGAAAAAAATTATTTCACATCTAATAGTGAACAAGCTTTTGGATATAAAGAATCTAAACGATACAAAATCACATTAAGATAATAACATAGCTGTTCTAGCGGCTACACGGGAAGAAAGAAGGAACTATGAATTTATATGGAATTGAAAACAGAAGTACAATTAACTCGAAGCCAATTATGACAACAAGCGAAAAATGGCACATTAGATTTTATGTTTAATCATGCTGAATTAAGATACATTACTTGTGCAACAGTGAGGGGCTATATGAACGTTAACACATCAACGTTACACAAATATAGCGGAAGATATGGAAAAGGATATGTAAGAACAGCACCACGATACTACAATGGAAAGATATCTAAAAATTACATGGTAATTGAGTATTGGGTTGAAAAGTGAGGTGATAGCATGAAAAAAATATCATGTATTATTTAAGTTTAATCGTAGAACGGTATGCAGAGTATGTGTTTTAGCTGATGAGAAAGAAGCGGCTACTAAGGCAGAAAATTTACGTAACATTGAATATAATAAAATTGTTATTATATCAGAAAAGTGAGGTAAAGAACATGGATAATTTAACAGTTCAAAAGAAATTAAAACTTATCAGCGATTGCATCGCGGCAGAAGATTCTGTAGGCAAGTTGCACATTGATGTTAGAAAGATGTATGCTTATTTAGCAGAACAGGCAGTAAATTCTGAAACATCAAGCGATATTAAGTATCTGGAAATTGCAAAAATTTCACTTGATTTTCTTGTAAGGGGGGTCGTAAAATGATTATTGACGAATTTCACTGGATATTTGATAAATGTAAACGCAAAATAGAATTTTATATGTCTTATTATAATGGAACAGAATTTTATAAGTATTTCTATCAATCAAGAAAGATACTATTAGAGCTGACTAGAGTTGACGAGATAACTAGTCTGTACTGGAATGTAGTATTTTTAACGTGTATAGTAGATAATATAATTAAAGAGCAAAACAACATTGCAAATAAGGAGAAAGAAAATGCGAAGAATGAAATATAAATATTGTGTAGAAATTGCATATCTGGACACAGACACAGACTATATAAAAGTAGAGTATAGCGAAACGATATCATATAACGCGAAGGAAGCTAAAGAAGATGCTTACTCTTATATCAATCGTTTTCCAAATGTTTCTCATCCTACACTAATGGAAGTATACAGAGCATAAAAAAGAGGGGCTTAAACCCCTCTTTATTAACTCAATGGAATATTAAACTCAACACCATACAATTGGATTTCAGTCACACTTGTGAAAGTAGTGTACCCACTACCGCTTATATCAACCAGTCTAATATAAATACTACCGCTGTCAACCTGGGTGGCATCGAAAGGATTGATAGTGAGAACCGCCATGCATTGATGATAACCGCTTGCATCATGAACAACGGCATTGCAATTACAGATACTTTGTTCATTTACAAAAGAAAGACTGTGACTCATAACTTTAACAGCGGCATTTGTGAAATTCTTGACTGGACTGAAAGCCAAATCAAGAAAGCTAGCCACATGCCTAAAGCTACAATGTGCGTTGGTATTAGTCAATACAACATGCATTTTGTAGTCGTTCAGTGTGCAATTAGCACCGTCAAGCGCAAATTCTCCCGAACGGTTCCAACTTGCATATCCACCCATTGCCTTATAAATCATATCTGCAATTGAAGCCTGCCCAGTACTGTTAGGGTGTATGTGATCGCTAGCAAGTACGCTAGTCCAACGTAAAGCGCTATCGGCGCCGCTTAAAAACTTAAACTTTCCCCAGTAGGTTTCATATAAGGTTTTAATTTCATTATAAGCTTTAACTTTTGCAACAGTAGTAAAACCGATGATAGGTGTTGCAATCCATCCAATGTAAAGCGTTGCGTTTGGTAACTGTGGCATTAAATCGATAACATCTTTTATACCAGAGTTGACCGTGGAAGCTGCAATAAATTGATCATTCCAACCGCCTGCAACAACAACGTATTTCACCTGCTTCTTTTGCTTATCAGAAAGACCTGTTATTGCTTCGGATAACAGAGCAGAAAAGTGAGTATTTGCACCAAATCCGCTACCGCCTAAACTTTTATTAACATAAAAGCTAGCATCACTGAAATACTGTTCATGCAAGATATCGCACCACGGTTTCACCATGCCATCGGGTGTATATCCTTCCCCGTATGAGTCGCCTATTGTTATCAATCCATAATCTGTTAACCAGGTGTCGATAATATCAGACAATTCTCCGCTTGCCTTTAAAGCATCAAGATACTTGTCAATGGCGGATATATAGTCCAAATTATCAATGTAATTTTGAACGTCTGTTTGCCATTTGTTCCATTGTGTATAGTAATCATCCCATTTGGTATCAAGATCCTTTACAGTTTCCAGTAGCCAATCAAGATTTAAATTGTGAGAATCTGTATACGGAAAATTTGAAAATGCCATATCATCACTCCTCTATTTAAATGGGGTGGACGGGATAACGTTGTACTCGTTGCCATCATCACCATGGACTAAAATTGGTGTAAAAGGGTTATCAAAATAGTGAGCATCTGGAATTTGACCAAATTTTTCAATTAAAATTCTGATTTCTGCTCGTTTAGAAAGATCCCCCACTAGTAGATTAAAGGTGGATGGCGAATGCGATCTAACAGGTGGGATATGATACGAAGTATTAGCGATAATGAGAAAATACGGTACTAATTCACTAATGTTATTGAGATATGTAATTTTAATCGATTCGTAACTATATCCCTCTGGTAATGTAATGGGTACTCTTTTACTAGTAAGCTCGTTAGGCTCTATAGTAATTCTAATACAATTACCACCAAAAACAGTATTCATAGTCTACCCCCTTTTTCCCAACCAAATTCATCAATCACGCCAATAGAGATTGTCTCATTTTCTCGCCCACAATGCATAAAAAAGCCGTGTCCAATATCAAGTCCAATGTGCCTACCAGTGCCGCCAAAAGTTGTATACAGTAAATCTCCGTCTTTAGTCTTGTCAGGAGTCGTTATATTTGTACAACTGTTTATATAGGCAGTCGAATACATATATCGTCCTGTGACTAAGTTAATAAATCCGCTGCAATCAATCACTATCTTTCCTAAACAGAAAGCCTTGATCTGTGCTTTCTGTGCAGCGTTATACTTTTTAAAATAATTTGGCTCCGCCGCCCAAAGTGTCTCAAAAACCTCCGGAGTACACTTTTGCCCCTTCGCCCCGTAAAGGTACGCGTATTGATCCCTGTTTTTGTAAAGCTCTCTCGCTTTTGCAATATAAGATACATTCTTATCTGGAATATTATAAATCATAGTTGCACCTCATTTCTTTCTTTTACGACTGTTAACTCTTCTAAATCTTTTCTTTCTTTTACTATTGTCAACAGTTCGGTTATCACACTCGTGTTGTTGTTCAATGCGGCAACCCACTTTGCGCTTTCCTGGTCGTGCTTCTCATACCAGGTTTTTCTTTCTTCTCTCTGTCTCACGTCAAGCGCGTTTACATACCACATTACGGCACCAAGGCAAACACACGGTACACCAACCACTTGTGCAATTTGTGCAATTGCATTCATAATTTCCATTCTACCACACTCCTATCAAAAGTCTATCTGCATAAAGCTTGCACACCTCATCAAGAAAATTGTAAGCTTTAGTCAGATCAATTTCCGCTTGTATCATTTGTTGCGAAGTTGTAACACCTATGTTTCCGTGAATCCTTCCCTCATGTGTTCCGCTTGTTGTTGACTCATCCAAACCATTGGTAACACTTCCGTGTGAGGTGTCAGCACCAAAAGTCTGGGAATCACTTCCGCTGTCGGTTGTGTTATCGGTGTTAGCAACTTCGGGAGTTGAAGAATTGAAAGCAGCAACCTTATGAGTACTGTCGGAAACTTTTCCAAAAGTTGTTGTAACGCTACCTTTGTTAAACGTTTCTTCAGTATCAACTTTTCCCTTTTGGAAAGTGCCGCCCCCCTTATCAGTCCAACTTTCCATTCTATCATAGTTTTCTACAGGATTGTATTCAAGCTGTGTTACTTCCCACAAGCGATCAATAGTCCATTGTAAAGACCTTGCTACACTTGTAACATGCCGTCTTAAATATTTGGGGTCTTGATACACAGGCGTCAAATCTCCGTATGATAGTAAAAAGTGTTCAATAAGTTGATCTTTTGACAAACCTTTAACATAGATATTGGTAAAGATATTATTATCATATTCATACAGAGTCGCTACTGGAATTATAGTCCTCACGTTGTTCACCACCTCTAATATTAGGATACCTCAAATGTGCTTTAATGTCAAGGTTATAATGTGCGTTTACCTTTTCTAAACATTCGTTAATAGTTTCAACCCACAACTCGCATTTTGACATTACAGCGTTTTTGGTTTCTTCCACTTCATCCGTTATCATACGTTCTTTTTTCTCTGGTGCTGTATAAATACCAATTTCCATATCAAAAGCGTGTTTGAGTTGTTCAACGCTTTCCAATGCAGCTTTAACAACATTGTAACATTTTTCGATATCGTTGTTAAAGAACTCATACAATGGCTTTCCCGTTTCCTTATCATATAACGCTTGATTGATCACAACAGCAAGCTTTCCAGACATGATATCATCAAAAGCAACTTTAAATGTTTCAGCTGTGCTTTTGTTTTTGGCAGTAAAAATAAAACCAAACTTTGCAAGTGCACTAGCAACGTCGCAGTTTGAGAGCGTTAACGCTACACGCTGCGCGTATGAATTTATTAGATCACCAATACCGCACCAATCCGGTGCTAATTTTACAATCTCGCAACCTTCCCCTATAACCAAATCGCCATTAAAACTTGCGTCAAAAGCGGGGTTAGCAACTATATAATTAGTGGGCTGATACTGTACATCGAACCCATAAGGGTTTCCGTGTTGCGGGATGATTCCAAAACGTGCTGTGTTCATAACACAAAAGTTTCCTTTTAAAAACAAAAGTGGATAGATATAATTCTTTGACCAATTTTGCGGCATACCATCAAAAATAATAAGACTTTCTGCACGTTGCAAAAAGTATCTGAAGTATGTTGCATAGTCCCAAGTATTGTTAATATGGATCATGTTTGGATTTTGCCGCGACTCATATTCGTTAATAATAGGACTTGATACACCTTCGCCAACATAATATCCACTATATACAAACGGTTTCATTCTATAAACATACCCCCATTCAAATAATTGATAATAGCAGCTGTTCCGTCTGCTGTTGCATTGCATTTTATATTAGCATTTTTGCATTTTAAATACCCATTGATAGTACTTAATGTTTTAAATTTACAACACGGATACCCTTGATAAAAAAGGTTTGTTTCAATCAATGGATAATATTCACATACCAAGTATACTAAATTGTTAACATAGATTGAACCGCTGCCGCCACTATTACTAACACGCGGCACAGATGCTTGTAAACCGGACATTATACCGCTGCCTATTGCAGCAGTAGCATTTATAAAATTGCTTGCTGCACCTATTGCATCAACTTCCGCCGCAGAGGCAAAACTTTTTTGTATACTTTCAGAAAATTGCATAGCACTTGCAAGCTCTACTTGTGATGTGCCTATAATATTCGTTTGACGTGCTGAGTATCCAACAGGAACTCCACAATTTCCATTTAAACTCGCAACAAGTGTTGCTCCACTAAAAATAGAAATATCGCAACCACCAGATATATCAATAGTGTAATTTATAAGTAACGTATCACCTATTAAATTTGGATTAAGTGGAATTGTTCCATAAAATGGCACTTGTAACATATAATGTGCATATGGCGAAAATCTTAAAAAAGGATAGTTGGCATCTGCCATTTGTTCTGTTCGTGGAACTGTTATAGACACAGTTTTTGAGAAAGTGTTATTTGTAGCAATTTGCCATCCTGGAATCTCAGTGTTTACATATCCTAACACAACATTAACAGGTGTACCGCCGGGGGGTGAAAAAGGCAACCATGTTGCTGATAGCAAGTAGTCTTGTGGGTGCGCAACCTCTTTAGCAACTCCATCTGGATTCTGTAAAAAATCGTTTAAACCAGTCGTGTATTCTGCTGTATACAAATATGAGCATAAACGATTAAAATTAGCAACTGTTAAAACAATAAAACCATTTCCAGATTTTCCCGCTGTGCAAATTATAATACATCCCGTTTGGTCTGTTGCAAGTGCTGCACTAGCTGTCATAATTTCTGGCTTGCATGATGCGGGTAAAATCGTATCAATGATAAACGGGTTTCTTTCTGAAAAAGTACCGATTCTTTCCACATATGCAGTATTACTTAAAATTTCATCTTTGTAGCTTGCCAAATAATCACACGTACATGATATTTCATAAGTAGATTCTACATATGTAATATCATTGATAAAATAGTATCTTCCAAAAGTTTCACAATATGCAACATTCCAATCAAAAGGCGACACACCTTGCAAAATAAAAGTTGGACTTTCTACAGATGTACCACTTTTAAGCACGCATGTTGCAGTTTCTGAAACTTCTGGTATTTTTGTACTGTTAATTCGTTTGTCTGACTTTCCAAATTTAACTTCAAATGCCATGTGTACCCCCTTCAAGAAAAAAAAGGGGCTTGAAACCCCTTTGTTTAATCAAGTAAAATCAAAATCGCATTTTCTGTAAAATCAACTGGAGTTTTAAATGTGTAATGATTCCAACCGTTTCTGAATCCAAAACGTGCATTTAATGGTTCAAGTGCGCTCCATTGATCAATCGGAACAATTCCCATTGTATCAATATCCATCATAATTCCCAGAACGTTGTTAACCGTTTGATTTGATAACGTAAACGTTGTCTTTCCATCTGGTTTTACACCCTCAGCATTTCCCTTGATTTGCATTGGATTGCTTGGGTCAGTCCAGAAAGTTACCTTCTCATAATCGCCCAACTCAGCTTTCTCCGGGTGGAAAAACTCGCTACCATTAGCCTCAAAATAATTTCCAAATTTTGAAATCAGATAAAAACGCAAGTCTGCTGCATCAGTGTGTCGGTTTACAACTTTTCCTGTAAAATCGCCATGAAATCTTGTTCCGCGAACAGCAAGGTTTTCTTTAAGTGTTTTCATCTCCGCCGACAACCAAATCATAAACGGACGGAAATCAGCAGGATTCATGATTGTTTGTGCAGTCATTTCAAGTCCCGTCTCAGCGTTATACTTTGTTAACGCATGGAAAACCTGCTCTTTTTTGCACATATTACCGCTTGTAGGTGTTTTTTGATCTGCATCAGCAAGGATAATTGCGAGGTTTGCAAGTTGTGCTCGCGCCCTATTTTCAAGGTCAATCTCATAAACATTTGAAAATTCAGTCATCAACATAGAGAAATAGGCTGCAACTCCTGCTTCGGAATTAAATGCTGCATTGATCTGATTCTTATAAATAGTATACTTCCTTGCAAAAGTTTGTCCACCACTTGCGATTGTAAGAAGTACATCATACTTTACGGGCTTTGTTCCTGCTTTCCAGTCTTGACTTGCCTCAGCTTTAGCAAGCTCAGCATTGATATTCCATTCATCATTGTTAACCGCAGAGTCATTTACAATAGGTGTAAACTTTCTAATATAATTACCATAGCGTTGAGCATCCCAAACCATACCAGAAAGTTTTCGTGAATACGGTCGAATAGAATAAATTGATTTTGCCAGAACTGTTGGAATGATTTGATAGAGGCTATCATCTTCTCTGTCAAATCCCGTTTTAAATGTATTTTGCATTTGTCCAAAAGTTAAATTTTGAGCAGACGTTCTACCAGTATACTGTTTATACATTTCTGTAAGTAGTGGCGCAATTTGTGTATATGTAAGATTTGCCATTGTTTATACCCCTTAAAAGAATTTACTAATGTCGGTGTTTGACTGACTACCCGCGAAGTTTTGCTTGCCGTTTGCAACTTGCTGCGCTTTGACAAGAGCTTCAGCAAATTTTTCATAGTCAAAACCTTCTGACTTCTGATCTGTCTTCTGCTCTGTGTTCTGCTCTGTCTTCTGATCTGTCTTCTGATCTGTCGTAACGTCAAACGCTGCAATGTCATCTTTACTGTAACCTGCATTTACAAGCTTCAAAATCTCATCAATTTTCATATTTTAACCTTCTTTCTTTATTTGTTGACAGCTGTAAACAGAATCGAACCGTTGCCTTGTGATTCAAAGTCACACGCGCTAACCATCTACGCTATACAGCAGTAATAGGCGGTCTGTCTGTCGTCCCCGACTCGCACACACTGGCTAGTGTTTGGATAGTGCAACCGCCTATTTATTATATATCATATATATAATTGCTTGTCAATTACAACTTTATAGAATATCATACCATGATACACAATCAAAAGATGCTAAAAAATCGCACTGTGTTTCATAGTCTGAAAATGTTATGTCGCCACTAATAAACATTGGTTTTAGATACTTTTTGCTACTTGTTTGCCACCTCTCTAATGATGATGGCGAAGCATCGAAAACATCATCACAATGAGACCGCATAGGTTTAGTCACGTAAAATTTAAAGTCTGACTTATGCAACCACACAGAAAACATAGGTGTTTTCATGTCGTGCGTGTACTCTTTTAAGTTTTGATGCCGTATTCTATCATCTTCAAGATCCATAAATTCGTTATCAAGTTCCATTTTAGCGCGCCCTTTTGGAAGATTTCTGTAAAAAGCGTTTTGTCTCTTTTTCTCAGAAATAGGAGACTTAAACGGTAATATAAGTGTTGTTTCGCACCTATCTACTTGTGTGATTTCAGTTCTTTCTTTTACCGCCTTGTAACAGTCTGGGATAAGTCTATATCCAATTAAAATGTTAGACATAATTGCGTTAGAGTTCCCAAAAAACCATGTTCTTATTTTTTCCGTTTCCGAGTCTGGGCGGTTTCTGAAAAGAACCTCCATAATATTTTTGTATGCCTGGAATTCGTTTTTTATAGGTCTGTCGCCTTTTTGTGGAATGAATTCATCAAAAATTACATCATAAAAACGAGTAAAGTCTATACCAGTTTTGTTTTGAAAAGTAGACAGCGAAACACCTACTATAAAAGGGTTATCGTTTTGCAAGTCCTCATCTGTCAGATATGCTTTGCCATAACCTTTTTTGTCGTTATATTTCAAACGAATATCTTTTCCAAACCAGTCCGGTTTTACAAAGTCGCCTATGGTTGAAAAACTATTTTCAAGTGCAACGTTTGTTCTACGCACGTATAAAATAGGAAAGTGCCCATCATTCCAAATATCACATATTAGGTGAGATTTTCCAATACCTCTGCCACCTATTATATCAATGTAACGTTGTCCAACGTCACAAATATATTTATAATTCAAATAGCCGTTTTCTTTATATAAGTTCATATTATCACCCCATAATTTAAAAGGGTGAGCTTGTGAGACTCACCCTTGAACAACTTGTATTTCTTCCCTCTGCAGCCCAACCATTATTTATACAAGTTCAAAATTCATGTAGGTACGACCTGCTTTACTCTGTGAACGTGTCAGCTTGAACTGTAGATTGTAGCTTTCCATAAAATCAAACGCACTCTCCGCTGTCTTGATCACAGTTGGGCTTGAGGTAGCAAGTGTTACTACTTCGCCTGTTTCAATGTCTGTATGATAGAAAACAGCAACTTCCTTATCATCATCTGTCGTATAGCGTACATAATCTGTAACATTTACGATAGTATCATCTGGCAAATTCTTCATTAACAGATGACTGTTATTTGACATCTTAAACATTTCTTTCTTGTCAAACTCTCTTGATTGTCTTTCAATTCTCATTTTCGTTATCCTCTTTTCTTTTATTTAAGGTTATTATCCTTTACAAGTATATAATAACTCATTTACAAAAGTTTTGCAAATAAAACGTTATTTACTCTACTATTTCATCAACTATAGTGTAATTCTTGATTTGATCATCTGATAAACCTATCTCATAATCGCGAGCTATCATACAACTATAGCCTGTATACTCTGTTATTGCTTCTTTGCCTTGATAATCAACAACTTTTGTTTTTGTGATAGTATCGCTATCATTATACCAGATTTGATAACCGCCACTATTCTTTATTTTAAAGCCATCTCTAAAGTTATCAAGGTTTTTAATTACTTCTACCCCCCTCGCCTTTTTAACTCCAGATATAGTACAACCAAAATACGTTTTATCTTTTGTTTCTTTATACGCGTTAAAACAGTACTTCTTTGCACCTAACGTTTTAAAATCTTTGTATTCTGGTTCATACTTATTTTCAGATTTCACATCGCTTTCACAGTCAAAATACCCGATATAATATTTTTTACCGTCAATGTCAACAAAACTATTAGTTTCTTCGCAAAGCTTATATATCCAATTATTTAATTCTGTCAATTTGTCAAAATTAAAGTTAGTTGCTTTGCAACTGTCAGTATCGCAATAAATATAGTTACTTTCTGCACAAGCTAAAATACGTCGCAAATGTTTACGAGCGTGAGCAGTTGTATATACACCCCACACATAAGGCAGTACACTTTTTTCACTTTGCTCTGAAATAGATTTTTCATCTGGAATTTTAAAACCGCTTGCATCAACCTTTTCTTTATATGCAATATCATTTTCATACATTGCATATGAAAATTCTTGCCATTCATTTTCTAGATACATCATGATAGGGTGAATAGGATCTGTTGCCGCCATGCCATAAATACCATTTAATTTATTTTTGGCTTTCATCAAGTCGTATTCAGCTTCTTCCCTCTCTTTACTATTTGGGGCGGTATTCTTTACAGCAATTTTAAGTTTTGTTTTCGCTGTGAAATACTCCATTATAACACTTCTTACATCATCTGGAATATATCCATAACGTGCGGTATAGAGCGTATCTTCTATAATTTCAATGGTATCAAAATCATAGCACTCTTCAATAATAGAATAGTCTATATCTGTCACTGTCGTTTCAAGCTCTGCTGCTTTCCACACTCTGCCATTGTCGGGGTCAACCCCTTGCAAGTTACGGCATTTGCTTATAGATAGATACGGATTGTATTGATCTTCTTTAAGTCTTACATTTGTAAGCTTTATTTGTGCTATCCATGCAAGATTTTTACTTTTTATATACTTTAAACATTTTGATGTAACGGGCATTTTTTCAAGTGCTGTTACTGGAAACTGCATCAAAAGTAACATTGCAGGGTACATGCTACTTGCATCGAAACTATAAACGTCATGATATATTTTCGCGCACTTTATCATGTTCGCGTGAGTATCACCACCACGAAAAGCCTCTTTTAAAAGCTTATATGTTTTGTCTGTTAAAGCTAACTTTTTATTTAACAGCCTGGTGGTAGTGCCTTTTCTTATAGCTCTTTTCATATCACGTCTCACATAAGAAGTACTTGTTAGAGGTACTGTTGCAATTTTATCTCCATCTTTTGTAAGCATGTATGTTAGTGCTTCCCAAAGTCCTAAAGTATCATTGATTATATATCCCCACTCTATAGGATTGATATAACTTTCGTTATGTCTGATAAGAGAGTAATCCAAATCCCCTTTTGCTTTTATGTGTTGGCATCCGACCATTTTTTTCGTGAAGTTATCAAGCGACATATTAGTTAGCTTATAACTACACCTCAGTTCAATACCACGCTTCTTTAATCGCCACACAAGCGGTTTACGTTTACCAGTTGCAAACACTTCGCTATAATCGTTTAAATAGCCAATCATAAAAGAAAATTCAAAAGGCAGATTATGAACGTAAATCACAAAATACCGTGACTCACTTGTTTTATAGTAAGCTTGTATTTTATCAAGTAAAACAATAAAATCTTTCCAGTATCTGCCCTGTACTTCTTCACCGTCAATGCAAGCTGACCAAACATACATAAAAGCATCAATAGGCTTTGTGACTTCTTCGCCTTGATCATCTTTCTCAATTCGAGTGCGTGAAGTGGTTTCAATGTCAAATGTTGCAAATTGATCAATATAATACGGACTGCCTTTCTTTTTGCCTAAAGGTTTATGCAAAGAAAAGCAGCGTGACGGCACATAGTCCGTCACTGACTTTACTTCTATATTATCATATTTATTTGATCTATTCAAACATTGAACTATCATAATTTATAACTCCTGTCTTATAGACTTTGGTTTTGGCTTCGCTCGACTGCTTTTATATAGTTTGTTTGCCGCTTTAAATTCTCTCGCTTTATCTTTCCATGATAGCGAACTATTTTGTATAATTGTGACTCTAAACTCAGCTTGATCTTTTAAATTTGGGTATAATTCTTCAGATGCTTTAAAAAGTTCTTGCAAGTCCTCTCTATTGTTTGTATTTATTGCCTCTGTTAACAGTGTGACAATTTGATCACTTGAAAGCTTTGCATATTTTTTATCTGCCAGATAATGCAACGTATTGAAAAGCTTGTCACGAACGCTTTCGCTAAGTTTAGATATATCAACTCCATAACGCTCCTTGAATGTTGCAACACGCTTTTTTTCTACTTCAATACTGCCTCTTGCTGTTGAAGCTTTTGCTTCAAGATAGTGCAAAAGCTTGTTTTCAAGTGCTCTCAACTCACGAATTGAAAAATCTTTATATACAGCTTTACCGGTTGAAACATAAGAAGCGCTATAAGAAACATGCTTGTTAAAGTAATCAACAGCATCCTGGTATCTGAAAAGGGCTGTTCTATCCTCTGTGATTCTGCCTTTTGATATTGCTGTTGTTAGTGTTTTGGCGCGCTTGTTTGCAACGTTGGCAAGTTTGCCAACACGGGCGATATATTCTGACTTACTAGAAGTGGTTTCGATAGAATCATAGTGCCAACGTGTGAAATACTTTGCTTGAATTTCTGCATGTTTCATAACTCGATACCTCTCTTTGCTAATTCTTCTTTTACAATGTCATATTTATAGTTGTGTGGTGTGATTTCTCTGAAAATGTTGCCAATTTTCTTTTCAGTGTAGCCGTGATTTATCAAGACTAAAACAATATAGTGCACAGCCTCAGCACCTTCTTTGTAGGAACACTTCATTCCATCTCGTGGCAACTTATACCATGTTGTCGTTTTAATATCGGATACCGCCTGCTCTAACATTGCGTATTGCAACATTTCATATGGTGCTAGCTTATTATTTATAATGCCATCTTTAGGTCTTTTCATTTCTTTATATCTCCTTGAGTTTTCTTTTATTGTATCATGGATTTGTTAACAAATAAATGATAAATTATGAACAAAATGTTAATAAATTATTGTTATAGTTGATATAGAACAGTGAGACGAACAAATGTATTGACTCGAACAGATGTATCATTAGCCGAGCTGACAAGCGAGCCAATCGAGCGAGCCGAAAGGCGAGCGAGTGAACGACTGAGGGCGACAGCCCGAGGGAGTACCGATAGAATTGTCTGACAACTTGTGGGGAATTTGAACATTGTATATTATATTTAAGAAGTATCTC